TGATGCGCGGTGAAGTTTCGTGTGCAACTGCAATAGCAGACCCATCGAGAGAGAATGCTACGCTATTGCAGAAGTCGCCCGTAGGAAGCGTAGCTGGATCGGCATATTTAGTGCCGAACCCTGAACCAGACCAGGGGTATGCTATGACGAATGGTGCACTGTCGTTTGCAACTGCAATAGCAGAACCATCGGGGGAGAAAGCGACGCCGTTGCAAGTGCCCTTAGGAAGCGTAGCTGGATTGGCATATTTAGTGCCGAACCCTGAACCGGACCAGGGGTAAGCTGTGATGCGCGGTGAACTCGAATGCGCAACTGCAATAGCAGACCCGTTAGGGGAGAAAGCTACGCCTAAGCAACTGAACGTAGGAAGCGTAGCTGGATTGGCATATTTAGTGCCGAACCCTGAACCGGACCAGGGGTAAGCTGTGATGCGCGGTGAACTCGCATGCGCAACTGCAATAGCAGACCCGTTAGGGGAGAAAGCTACTCCGTTGCCATCGCCCGTAGGAAGCGTAGCTGGATCGGCATATTTAGTGCCGAACCCTGAACCGGACCAGGGGTAAGCTGTGATGAACGGTGTACTAGCGTGTGCAACTGCAACATACATCGGCCTCTTGGTAACAGAAGCCTTTAACAAAGTGCTCAACATTACGCGTCCCCTACCCGAGCGCCGTACAGAACGGTGCCTACGTTCCACAGAACAATTGCTGTAAAGCCCGTGGTATTGAGCGTTGGCGCAGTACCTGCATTGGTTCGCCAATTAACTGACGGCCATGTAATGGTAAAAGCCGCGCCGTCGTCAATCATCAGTGTCATTGATTGCCCTGCTGCGATGGCGCTGGTTGGCGTTGAATTGCCGGATAGGGTCCACGTCTGAACAGTGCCATTCGCGGGGTTCAGCGCTGGGGTTGTGCCTGTCAAGGCAAAGACGGTCTCTGTATAGCCAGTCAAGGTTTTGTTTGTGAGCGTCTGGGCTCCTGCTGCGGTAACATCACCAACAACTAAGTTACTCGCACCCAGCAAACTCGAACCGTTCACCGTTCTTATGTTGGTGCCTGAGACCAGCACAGCTTGGTAGTTGGTGTTCTGCAGTGCGAAGTCCGCACCGTTGGACCAGACAGACGATATTCGCCCGGCCGGCACCATAACCCCCGTGCCTGCTGCGGTGGTGTTTCCCGAGGTCGTGGAGTTGAAGATCGTGGCGTCTCTGGCACTGTCGTTGAAGACCGTGTACTGCTTGGGGAATGGGGGGACGTACACTGAGAAGGCAGCGCCCAGCGCTGTGGTCAGTCGCAGCACTGCGCTCCGAGCTTGGTCCGCCACACCGTCGGCGTAAACCAGCGCTTGGTTGGTTGCGGTCACATTCACAGTTGCGACGCCTGCAATGGCCGCTTCGATCAACGTACCCAAGTTCGTGTTGGTCGTGGTACCCCACGTACCTGCTTGATCCCCATCAGGGATCAGCTCAATACGTAGGCTGGGTGAGAAGGTACTTGACATGGGCGTTCCTTAGTTCGGTCCATTTTACACTGGGGGCTTTTAGTAGTGTGTTCAGAATCACGCGTCCCCCACCCGAGCGCCATACAAAACACCGCCCACGTCCCAGAGCACAATTGCTGTAAAGCCCGTGGTATTAAGCGTCGGGGCGACACCCGCATCGGTCTTCCAAGTTACTGATGGCCATGTAATAGTAAAAGCAGTGCCGTCGTTAATCATCAGCGTCATCGACTGCCCTGCTGCGATGCTGTCAGTTGGCGTTGAGTTGCCAGATAGAGTCCACGTCTGCACAGTGCCGTTGCCTGGGTTCAGCGCTGGGGTTGTGCCTGTCAAAGCGAAGACGGTCTCTGTATAGCCAGTCAAGGTTTTGTTTGTGAAAGTCTGCACGTCGTCCAACGTAACAGCCTGCTCCGCCGGGTACGTGCAAAAAACATCTTTTGCGCCAGCCCCGAAACTCACCCGAACGCCCCCAGCGCTGGACTCCAAGACCGTGTCCCGGCTCAGCGTTGTGCCTGAAGCTGTGTACGTGCCTAACCCCACTTCCCAGGTGTTCGCACTACTGTCCACAATGGCGTAGTAGGTCGTGTTGGCGTTGCCGATGACGGAGAACGACTGGAACCCAGCAACAGCACCTGCAAGTGTGAGTGTTCCCGTACCCGTTGTACTTGACGTCTCGCGGACGCGATCTTTAAGGGCTAGTGGCATCAGGGCATCCTATGTGTTTTTTAGGGGCACCCACACGGCGCCCTGCGAGCTGTCTATGAGCACCCACACGGCGCCCTGAGAGCTGTCTAGCTCACCCCAGCCGGGGGTCTGCGCAGTCTGTAGGACTTCCCACAACAGTCGCCCCATTATGCTGTCGACACCCTGGGCTTGCTCCAGAACTTGTGATCGTAGCGACGCCAGCGCAGCCTGTGTGTCGACACCCTGGGCCTGCTCAAGAACTTGTGCCCGTAGCGACGCCAGCGCAGCCTGTGCATCGGCACCCTGAGCCTGCTCAAGAACTTGTGCCCGTAGCGACGCCAGCGCAGCCTGTGCATCGGCACTCTGGGACTGCTCGAGAACAAACGCAACAAACAGCCGCGCTGCAGCCTGCGTGTCGACACCCTGGGCCTGCTCGAGAACAAAGTGTGCGAACGAGCCTTTTGTGGATTGCGTATCTACACCCTGGGCCTGCTCGAGAACTTGTGACCGTAGAGACGCCAGCGCAGCCTGCGTGTCGACACCCTGGGCCTGCTCAATAACAAACACGACAAACGAACGACTTGCAGCCTGCGTGTCGACACCCTGGGCCTGCTCAAGAACGGCTCTTGAAAACGTACCAGCTGCAAATGGCAGCTCCGCCGCTGTGGCCCCTTCAACGGCAACAACATTAAATACGCTGCTTGCTAGCGCAGCAAACGGTGCTGTTGAGAAGGAGGCGTTAGAAAACACACTGCAGCTTACACAGCGTCAAGCGAGAACTGGTACGTGACATTCAGCGTGTCGCCACTCACCACCGCACGGTCCCCAGGAGAAGTGAAGTCGCCGGCGGAGAACAAGACACCCGTCGTACCGCCCTTGGTGTTGTTACTCGTCAAAAAGGCTCCGCCGATCGTGGCCGTGCCATTGGCAGTGAATACCGCGACAGAGCTGGCGTTGCTGATGACCGACGGGTCTGCCGTCGTGGATGTACTGAAAACAGCAGTGGGCCTTGCTGCTTGACTGTACGCGGTCACCTCAACCCATCCGGCGTGAGACGGCATGGTATCGCCAGCAGCAGGGTTGTTGGATGCACCCGCACCATACAACCCCAAGAACCACGTGGCAGTGTAGCCCGAGCCCGTGAAGTACTTCTCGTTCATGTCCTTCAGACCGACGTTGACCACAAGGTTGTGCTCCTCGGCCGTCCATTTAAGGGACCCGTCTTTGTCGAAACACTGGACGGTAAAAACACCACCGGCGCTTACTTTTTCATTGCTCATAGGAAGTCCTCAGTTGTCGCGTATTGTACGCAAGCGTGCTCAAGTGACCGCTTGGCGGTACTGTCCGTTTCGGAATGCGTCGCCACGCTCCATACCATCGCCTAGACGTTTGGCCTGCGCCAGCGCATCGGCATACTTGGTCTGGTAAATCGTCAACGTCTCCGCCTCAGCCTTCATGAAGATCCCGGCCTCAACCAGCGCGCCATACAGCAACACCGAGTCAAAGTTATCCCCAAGCCATGTGCGCCCATCCGCAGCTTCGACGATCGACACGGGGTAGTAGTAGTAGTGGAGCTCCACCGGGTACGTTTGATCGGGTGTCGGCCCTAGTATCACTGACAACTCGTTCGTGATGACCGGCGGCACGTCTGATGTGGTAGTCGACCCAAACAACGCGTAGTAGCGAGGGAACCCTATGCTGAGAGGGTTGGGGTACGCTTGGCGGATGAAGTTCACGTCCTTGTTCAGCAGAAACTCGTAGTCCCCGTTGGGCGCAATAACCGCGATGGAGTACACCGCCAGAAAATCTCCCGGCGTGGAAAGGTACTTGATGCCCGTCGACAGAGCCCCGAGCACGTTTTTGCGCAACGAGGGGAACTGCACCGAGTTGTAGATGCGCTGCTCGGCCAGCTTGATGAACCGATCGAGCTGGTCCTTGGACGTGACGGCACCCCCCTCATACGTCCCTGTATCAGGGAACGTATTTTCTGTAAAAGCCTGAATCTGATCTGAGAGCGTCGTGTAGTCCAAGGGTCACCTCACGCCATTGGCCCACGGGCCTTGGTGCCTTGGGTAGCTGCACCGGTACCGCGAATCTTGACGCCACCACCCATGGCCATCTTAGTCATCGTCTTGCCGGGATGCAGCCGCGCCTCGTGCTTGTTCACGGTCTTCTGGGCCATACCGCCTGCCTTCATCTTCACAGCGCCCCCGGCTTTCATCTTGCCAGCCATCATCGTACCGTCGGGCATCATGTGGCTGACGCCACCGCCCATGGCCATCTTTGTCGTGCCGCCGGCCTTCATCTTAGGCATCATGGCGGTGCCGCCCATGGCCATCTTTGTCGTGCCGCCATGCTTCATTTTCTTCATGTCGTGTTTCATATTCACTCCTACGGGGGTGGGATTTCCCGCGACGCTTCGAGCGCGGGATCGGGACGGGGGCGTCGAAGCGCCTGGGGATCATCAACGGGGAAACTTCCAAGCCAGTTCTGAGGATGGTCTGGGTCATAACACGTTGGACATGCCATTACCCCTGTCGGGCGTCCACGCACAATGTTCTCTTTCAAGTCTGAGAGCAGGTACCGAAACGAGCAGGTCGAGCAAAACCCGTGCGCCCGTCGGCCGGCGGCAAAACGCTGTGTCATCTGAAACCTATGTACGGCACGAGGCGCATGGGTGCTTTCTCGCGGTCTTCATCCATCGCGATCTGCATGGTCTCGTCATACATGGCTTTGAGAACGCCCATGCGCTCCAGGCCCCCGGGCAGCTTCATGCTCAGGTAGTACGCGAGTCCGGCCACCATGGCCGGCACAAAACGAAACGGCATATCCTGGGTGTTCACACCCGTACCAGCGTCTTGAATGCGGCGCAGGCGCCAGTACACGAACGTGTAGGGAATCGATGTGTCCGGGACCGGCCAGAAGGTGACCTTGGGCTCGGTGTACCGCTGGATGAACATCTGCAGCGGACGACCCGTGTTTGTCTTGTTCGGAATCGACTGATACGTCGGCAGCGCAATTCTGGAAATCACGAGGTCCGACTGCGTCGTGCCTGTACCGGTGCGGATGACTGCGTCCATGATGTCCACGGTGTCCACCGGCAGATCATAGGTACTCGTCCCAGGCACCATGGGGATGCTGAGCTGCTCGAAGGTCCACATATTGAGCCCACGGTTAGCCCAGTCAGCGAACAACAGGTTCAAACTGCGCCGTGCAGTCTTGAAATCGTAACCCGAGCGCAACTCGTACCCGCACCGCTCCGCCGACTCCTCGAGTATCTCGGTGAGGTCAAGGTTGAACGCTGCTGTACCGGAGGTGGTCATGTCTTACTTCTTCATCTTGGCGAAGGGGTTCACACCCTTCTTGGGAGGCGCGGTCTTGGCGAACGGGTTGACGCCCTTGGTGGGCTTGCCACCTTTGGCAGGCTTCTCACCCTTCTTGTCCGCCTTCTTGGCGGCGATCATCTCGAGGAACGGGTTCGGTTTCTTGGTGGCCATGACAGCTCCTTGGTTGGTTAGTCTCGAAAGGCTGCGGTCTTCTTTGCAATCTTCTTGGGCTGCGCCACGTTCTGCTGGCCCGCCTTGGTGCCCGCGCGCTTGGCCTTGGTGGTAGCCGCGTACTCAGACGAGCTGAGCGAGTCGCGCGCCTTCTTGGGCAGGTACCGCTCACCGGTGGCCTTGGGGCCTTGTGTAGACGGCTTTCCTGACTTCGTACCCCAGTCTTCCTTGCCCCACTTGGAGAGCTTGTTACTCGAGGACTTAGCCCCGGAGTATCCGCCACCCCCGGCCTTGTAGATCCGCGTGGCCTCTTGCATAGCGCGAGCACTGTGCTTGCCGCCCATCTTGGCCTTGGCTGCTGTCTTGGCCCGCTCCCACTTGGCGGGGTCCGTCTTTGTTGCAGTTTCG